AAAGCGAATCCTCCCATACCTTTTCACCACAGTGGGGGCATTCGATTTCGTATGGTTCATAGTCATCTTCTCTTCGATAGTTCATTTTTCTTTTCCTCCCTTGACAGGCGTTTGTGCTACATGATCCTTAATCACTAGGTCCAATTTCCGGGTCCAGGTTGGAAGGAACAATGGAAATGCTCCTTACATCCCTCCCCGCCTCTTCGTTGGTCCTTGATACCGTTTCGGCCCAACTATCCGCATCTCTTTCCCTTGCGAACCTTGAGGATTTGTGTTCTCTAACCCCACCAAGAAGAACACCAGTTCCAGCCCTAACAACAGCAAAGAAACTTCCCTTTTCCATGATATTTCCCCTTTCTTGTCTAGTACAACATGACGGTGAAACATGTTGTTCAGTCCGCAACCAATTCACGCATTGCTTCGTTCAGTTCCTTGTAAGACAACCGACTTCCCATCCATGCAATGTTATCCGGTGTTCTCTCGTGCTGCATCCCCATTGACCGGATGAACGCTGCATAAGGGGCCCTCCCCTTGTATCGCCCCAAGAAGTCTACAGCTGCCCCGTAAAGGCCCTCATTGTTACTAATCCAGAGAAACACGTTCCACGTTTGCCTGTTTTTCCATCCGTTATACTTTTCCATTTCAAACCCCCTCTATTTGGGCTGTTTGTGGGTTTCCCAATATTCGTAATGGCAAGCCTCTTTGAACAGATGCTCTTTGAATCCGGGGTTGAATGACTTGCAAGCCCCTGATACCGCATTGACACATTTCCCCCAAGCATCATGGGCTTCCACGCCATCCGGTCCGGCTTCATGGACATAAGGTTCGACTTTTGCCAATTCCCAAGCCAGCTTGTCAAAATGCTGTTTAGTCATTTCATTCCCCTTTCACAATCGAACATGATGGTTAGTCACTATCCCTTTTCGACTTCCAGCATAGTCATGTCATCCAATTGCCCGTATTCTCCGTAATACACGCAATCGGTGCAAATCTCGTAACACTGACCTTCCTTGGTTGTTGGGTTGTATCCGGTCGCATGGTATCGACTGCCACCAAGGTTCCGGTCGCAGCAATCGCAGCGAGTCCAAGAGAAATGCTCGTCGCCATCGACAAGCCCGCCACATATCGGACAATCGTGCTCGTCGCCGGATTCTGATGTTAGGTTGGTTATGCCTTCCTTTTCCATGAAGTCGGCAACCGCCTTCTTGTATTCAACATACTCTGTTCTAGTCATATTCTTTCCCTCCATTTGTAGACATGATCCTTAATCACTTTGTTCTTCCAGCTTCTTGATTTTGGCCTGTGTATGCTCAATCTCTGCATTAAGATCGTCAAGTGCAACCTTGAGCATATCCTCATAATAACCTCCGGGTTGCTTGAACTGTTCCTCAGACTCATAGGAGCAACACCCTAGAAAGTCGGTTCCCTCGAATCCTTCCCATTTAGCCGACACCTTGACGCAACACCAAGCCCAATCATTCCCGGCTTCGAGTTGATCCCTTACTAACTGTTCTTGTCTTCGGTCGGTTTCCTCATCTATCGCGCAACAGTTCCCCTCGATTGGTGTAAATTCAGGCAAGCACTCAAGGGTGAATTCTACGTCTTTTTCTGTGAGTTTTCTCATGGCATCTCCCTTTCTACAACGTGACGGTGAATCATGTTCGATTAGATACTGTTCACGCAAGCCGCAATGAACAGCCTTTCGCTAAACCTTGGATTCTCTTCCTTGCAGACGGCCGCAATGGCCTTGACACACAGTTCCCATTTGTTCCAATGCGTCATGAACAGTTCTTCGGCATCAAAGTCGAGTCGATCCGGTCTACAGGATTTCAAAGCCAATGCCAGTTTCTCGAAGTGTTTTCTAGTCATGGTCAATCCTCCTCCTTTCATAGTTATCGAACATGATGGTTAGTCACCTTGTTCTAGCTGATATGGACGTGTCCAGCGATCGCATCTGTCCCATAATACCAGACCCTAAAAGCTCTCTTGTCTCGGATGTAGTGAACCTGGAATGGCCTAAACTCTTTATTGTACCACGTATCTTGGCCACTCATATTTCGGAGTGTGTCACAGATTTGACAAATCTCTTCCTGAAATCGTGGTATCCACCCCGGCCCCCTTGACCGGTTAACCACTCCACTCCCAATTACATAATCCAAGCAATCGTCAAAACAAGTAATTTCTTTCATATTATCCCCTTTCATTTTGGCGTGATGTGTGAGATTCACCTTCGACTTAGTCAATCCGGTAGGCAATCGTTGACTCTGCAATATTCTTTATCCCTTGTTCAATGGTCTGGATTGCCCAATCTGCTACGTTCTGGTCTGTTGGGTCTGCAAGGCTCCGGTGAATGGTCTGCTTCTCAACCTGCTCATTCACGTAGGCAACAAGCTTGGCAATCCTCCGGTCAAGGCTTTTTCTTCCTTCTACAGTCTCATATCCGAATTTCATAGTATTACCCTCCATTGTTAAGGTGCAACATGATCGGCTCTCACTAGTCCAATTGCTCTATATGAACCTCGTGAGCAACTAAGGTCAGCCCGTGGTTCCCGGCAACTATCATATCGTCCAGATAATCGCCAGATGCGATATCTTCCTCGTTCAGGAAATAACCCATCCATCCCTTCTCTTCGGCGTGGTCCACAGCGTAATCGAGAGCATCCTGCGCGTGGTCAGCATTTACACAAAGGGGCTCGCCGATCTGCGTGAGGTATACATGGAAAGAGTGTTTCCAGAACTTCTCATCCTCATTAATGTATTTCATGGTTTCATCTCCTTTCGTGCAACATGTTTGGCACTCATTAGCCCATTTCTACCCTATACGGCCGGCAATAATACATTGATCGAAAATTCAATAAAATCAATACCTTACAGAGTATCAAATGTAACTCCTTGAAATTAAAAGATAAAATTATTTAACATCTATCTATTATCTTCATTTACCACATTTACCCCGCTCTGTCAAGTCCATTCTCATTTTCTCCTTGGCATTATAGGTTGATGTTATAGTTAATAGATACATAGATATAATATATAGATATAATTAGGTATCTAAGGAAATGTAAAAATTTTTTCGGAATTTTGAGTTCCGATTTCGGAGATTCGGATCAAAAACGAGGCCCACAGGGTTGGGTAAATGTGGTATATGGAGCTAATAGATAGATATAACATGGTCTAACTACCTGATTTTATTACATTTTGATAGTCAAAGTTTACATAATCACTCTTTTTTCCTGAACAATTTTTGAACACGTATTCACTACCTATTCAGTATGTTATTCATGAATTGTAAAAAGATTGTAAAATCTATTGGCATGATTCTTGCCCTCACTTAGCTTGGCATGAAGCTTGCTTTACTATTCATCCTCAATACATATTTTACTCACCAAAACATTCAATCCCATAATTGCGTTTCTGGTTTGATTGCACCGTTCTCTCTCAAATATCTGAAATTTTCAAAAAATTTGAACAATTTCCGAACAATTTCTAAACTTTTTCTGAATAAAAATCGAACTATAGTAGATAGAGTTTTTAGTTGACACAATATATGGTGGTTTGCGAAAATGTTGGGTAGAGATGTATCTTTTTGAAAGTAGAGGTTAGCTTGCGATGAGGCTTTTCAAAAAGATCAGTTTGAGAGTTAAGTTTATTGAATTCATGTTCCACGTTTGGCGCATTTGGTATCGCTTTGTGGAATGGGTCAAGCGTGTTGGGTCGCTCGATTGGTATCCGATGATTGAGCTTGAGGAGCCAAGAGAGCGTAATAGAGTGAGAGCAACAAGAAGTAAGGTTCGAATGCGAATGCGAACCATGCGAAGAAGGAGAAGGAAATGACCTTCCGCTTAGTGATTGCCCTTTGCGTTATGGCACTCCTTCAGGGAGTGGCGATTGTCGGAGCACAGGACGTCCCATTAAACCCTCAAGGTGTCAAGTGGGATGCGAACGTGGAGCCCGACTTGGCACTTTACAGGGTGTACCAAACCACGAACAGTGGCGTGTACGTGTTCGGGAGCGGCCAGGAATACGCTCAATGCACGAAAGACGTTACACAGTTGATGTTCAGCGATTCTACCCCGCACTCAGACGGGACATATTTTTGGGTAGTGACCGCTGTGGATGCTGCCGGGAATGAGAGTGGTCCGTCGAACGAAGTAACCGCAGCATTTGATCATGGCGCACCAGCCCCGCCTACTGGGTGTGAAGTAATTCCATAAGAGGAAATCATGGCAAAATTAAATGGTATAGCTGGGGAGATACAAACGATAAAATTCTTAGTTGAAAAAGGTGACTTTGAATCCGCTCATCATATAGAAGATCAGTTGTTTCGATCCTTTATCGGTTGGCTTACTGCTGAATCTAGCGAACCAACCATCGAGACAGTAGTTGATATGGCGAAAAAGATACTAAAAGTAACTGAGATTAAGTATCCAAGGTGGTGTGCATAAACGAGAGGTGACGATGCCAGAACATAGCTTAATGCAGTCACCAACGAGCGATCCTACTTACCAGCGTAAGAGAAGGGCGAAAAAGAATGACCTCGTTCCCATTCCGCACAGGTGGTTTGAAGTAATCTCTATGCACCTGTCAGGAATGCCAACGAAAGAAATCCTCGAACTCACCGGATATAGCCTCGGTTCATATTACCGAATCATGAACAACCCTCGAAGCGTTGCTGTTCGTCAGCAATTGCTCTCAATGTACCAAGACGATTTCGAAGCTCTCTTCACCAAAGTCGTTGACAATATCCGTGAGCAACTGGACAGCGAAGACATCCGTGTAAAGCAAGTAGCGCAACAGCAATTCTTCCGGGCTGAAAACAAATTCAAAGTAATCCGCAAAAAGAAAGAAAGCGAATCTGCCGAAGACATGGTATCCAGGCTATTGAACGGCAACGACATAGAGCAAGTAAATGTTCAAGTCAATGTACGCCAAGAACCAAGACGGGATACAAAAGAGGCAGAGCTAAATGCCAACGAATGAAGCCCTTGCCGTGGCAACCCTCTTCCATCTCCAGAACAAGAATGGAAAGAAGGTAAAATTCGTTTTCAACCAAGCCCAGGAGCAGCTAGATGACTGCGACAATCCTAACGGACGAACCCGAATAATTATCGCCAAAGCTCGTCAAAAGGGATTCTCAACAGGTGTCTTGGGAAAGTTTGCAGTTCGATGTCTTGGTGTTGAGGGAACACACGCTGTCGTCATATCCCACGAAATCAATGCTACCCAACGCTTGTTGGATCGAGTCAATTACTTCTTCAAATACATAAACGGCCCAAAACCCGTCCTCGACATCAACTCCCGAAAGGAAATGGGCTTCCCCGTCCGTGACGCTACCTACTTCATAGGAACAGCCGGATCTAGAGTGTTTGGACGGGGTGATTGGATCACCGACCTCCATTGCTCCGAATATGCTTGGTGGGACGCTCCAGAGGACCATATAGCGGGACTTTTCCAGGCAGTCCCATACGATGGTCGCATTTACATAGAATCGACCGGAAATGGGCGAAATAACGATTTCTACTACATTTGGGAAAACGCCGAGCAAATGGGCTACCAACGCCTGTTCTTCCCCTGGTTTGCCGACGACGAATACACCTTGCCCGTGACAAGCTGGAAACCGGACTTCCCCCAGTTCAACCACTACCTGATGGACCTCCAGAAAGCCCACGATCTTCCTCCCCAGGCTATGGCTTGGTACGAGATGAAGTTTAAAGAGATGCGTGGGAACATGCGCTTGATGCAGCAAGAGTACCCAAGCACACCCGAAGAATGCTTCCAAGCTACGGGGGGAACGATCTTCGAATATGTAAAATCGAGCGTCCACCCGCTTTGGGAACCGCACTACCACAACGGGTACTATGTCTACAAACTCTCCGACCACCCGAAAAAGGATCTTCATTACACGATTGGGGCCGATCCTAGTGGTGGTACGGGAAACGACAACGCTGGATTGAACGTATTTTGCATTGAAACGGGTGAACAAGTCTTCGAAATGTCAAACAACACCGTCAACCCAATTCAATTTGGCGGCATTCTGGTTCAAGTCGGTAAAACATACAACAACGCCTTCATCGTTTGCGAATCAAACAATCACGGAGCAGCCGTAATCCCCTATCTGAAAGACAACTACCCTCGTCATTGCATTTACAAACGAAAGTTCGCTACAAAGCTGACCCCTCCCATTTACGGATGGCACAACACCGAAGCGAACAAACACGCTCTCGTTGGCATTATGCAAGAAAACTTGGATCAAATCGTCCTTTACGGAGCGCAAACAATCAAAGAATTGAAAAGCTATGAAGAAACAGCCGAAGGGAAGATGACGGCAAAGAGTGACGACCTCGTAATAGCTACTGGCCTTGCAATGATCGGTTTAAAAAGATTTGAATACCTCCGCAACGATTACTGGGCTCCAAACGTAGAAACGCCGCAAGAGAAGCCAAACTACATGACATACACGCTTGAAGAAGTTTTAGCCAACATAGAGAAGCGAAGGGCGCAAATCGGTAGGTACGGAAGGCAAGCTGGGATAGGATACCCTAACTGATGACCAGAACAGAATTCACACACAAAATAACAACCCTCTTACAAAGAATGATCGACGAGGGAGAAAGCCCAATAATAGACTTCGTAAAACGAAGCGACGAGGAACAAAGAAGGCTTTTCGATGCTGGCCTGTCAAAGTGCGATGGAGTGAACAAAATCTCAATGCACCAATACGGCAAGGCTATGGACATATATTTCGTAGACAAGGAAACGCACAAACTCATCCCTCCATTAAAGGGTTTTGAATATTGGCACTCTATGTGGGTAGAGATGGGTGGGGATGGGATTATTCTTTGGGACAAAGGCCACTTCGAAGGATAAGGGGAAAACGATGCTTCCATTGTTGCAAATGGCAGGGGCAATAGCAAAAAGCAGAGTTAAAGGAAAAATGAACAAGAAGTGGGAAAAACACGGCGACATAATGGATGCTTTCGGCCTTGAACGGAGCGGTGATTACGGCGTGAAAAAGAAAAAGAAGAAAAAGAAAACAGACAGAATGGGCAACACATACACATCAACAGTAATCGGAACATAAAGGAGCAAGTTATGAAAGGTTGGAAGACATGGACCGCTGCTGGGCTTGCCGCTGCCATTGCAGTTGTCCAGACGCTTGAAGCCGCTGGCGTTATCCCGGCAGGAATCGCAGATACCGTATCCATCATTGTCGGAGCGTTGGCTGGTGCATTCGGTATTGCTGGCATTGGACATAAAGTGGAAAAACTCAAAAGCTGAAACGAACTTGCTTTAAGGCGAAAAGGAAATTGCTGTGGCGAGCATACTAATGATCAGCAAGTATGGCGATGGAATTCCCCTGGCAATACGAATGGCTCAAGATGGAAACATCGTCAAAATCTGGATCAAAGACAAGGAAGCCCGAAAGTCACTCAACGGCTTCCGCAACCCAAGCAAGGTTAGCGATCCGTACAAGATGCTTGATCAATACGACTTGGTACTGAATGACATGGTTGGAACAGGCTCCGTTTGCGACACCCTCTCCTCAAAGGGGAAGCTCGTCCTTGGAGGTGGTTCATTCAATGACAAACTTGAACTGGATCGTGAATATGGCTCTAAGGTTGCCCAAACACTTACGGAGGCAGCTATCCCGCCGACTGTATCAATTAACACAAAAGAAGAACTTATAAAATTTTTTGAAAAGACCAACAAGCCCCAAGTAATTAAACCCCTCGGCAACAAGCAAACCAACCTCACTCTTGTGTCGAGGGATAAAGAAAACCGAATGCTCAAAAGCGTTATCGCAAAGAGAGCCGCCGAATTCGTACCTTGCATAGTCCAAGAAACTGTCGAAGGAATAGACATATCGACGGAAGGCTGGTTCAACGGAAAGGAATGGGTAAAACCATTCAATCACACCATTGAGTCGAAGCGGTTCATGGAAGGCGATAAAGGATGCCAAACGGGTTGTATGGGAAACATCGTGTGGCCCACAACCGGAGACAAATTGACCTCAACCGTCCTTGAACCCTTGAGCAGTCTATTAGAGAAAGTAAACTACGTTGGCCCAATCGACGTAAATTGCATCGTAACGGAGGAGTCGGCCTATTTTCTTGAATATACGGCTCGCTTTGGCTACGATGCGATCCAAGCTTGGTCAGAATTGATCAAGGCATCCATCTTCGACTATCTCTATGGAATCGCTTCGGCTCAAAAGGATTCATTCACTTATCACAATGAATATGCAATAGCCGTTCGCTTGACGATACACCCCTTCCCAGGAAAGGGAGAAATTGAAGACCTTTCGGCAATACGTGTCATTGACCCTCCCCAAGCTGCAATGAAACACGTTTGGCTTGCTGACGTATCCCAGGACGAAGACACCTTCCTGATGGCGGGTGTTGACGGTGTAATCGGGGCCGTAACATCAAGGGGAATCTCTGTCAGGGAATGCCAGCGCAGGGCGTATCGAACGATAAACAATATCACACTCAGCGATGATGTCCAGTACCGAAACGACATAGGAAACAACGTCGAAGACGATAAGAAGAAGCTGATAGAGTTTGGGTGGTTGAATGCCTGAAATCAAACCCATTGTCAAAGGAGCAATAAAGCTTGGTGAAGAGATTGTCGAGAAAAGAGCGGCAAAGAAAGCAGCAAAGAAACCTATCCGAAGGATGGCAAAAACATTGTATGACTTAGAAAAAGAAAACAAACAAAGCTTGCGAATGCGTCAACTCCTTGAGTCTGGTGAAAGAAGCAGCACTGAGCGCACGTTGGTTGGGGCTGACTTCATGGGGAGAAAAATAAAAAGAGTAGTCAAGGATGGACCGAAGCATCACGCAATCTTTTTAGACGATGGAACGGCACGAAGGGTGACAAAGCCTTTTGTTATAGATTTGGTAGAAGAAGTGGGCGGGTACAAGCATGTCTCCAAAAAGGTAGAAGAAGGCGGTCCAACCCTTCTTGACGCTGCGATCAAAGCTTACAACAAGGCAACAACTCAATTCCAAACTGGCGCTTTGAACACATTCACGTCCCGAAGGCAAATAAAGCAATCACTTCAAGCTTACCAACAGCAAGTCGAACAAACCGGAATAAAAAGTTTACCACACGTTGCCGTTGAATGGATTTCCACCGGGGAACGAAAAATAATGAGCGAAGCCTACGCTAAAGCCCTTGAAGACGCAAATTTAGTAAAGATCATTGCAAGGTAAAGGAGCCAAAAGTGGCGAAAAAGAAAAAGGTTGTTATTGACGAATTCACCCACGGATGGATGGAACAAATAAAAGCTGGGATTGAATTTCGCAAAAAATACTCCACCAGAGAAAGTTGGGAAGACTACCGCAAATACTACCGTGGGCAATGGGCTGACGGCCTTGTCCCAATAAACAAAATCTTCAGCTACGGTCGAGCACTCATCCCAAGAGTCTACTTTCGAGCCCCAAGAGTTAGCGTCACGGCAACGCACCCCGACCTCGTTCTTCACGCTCAAGTAGTGGAAGCTCTTGACAACCTTCTCATCAAGGAATTGATGCTCAAAACGACTCTCAAAAAAGCATCCCTCAACACCTACCTTTGCGGAGTCGGCCCAATCAAGCTCGGCTACGATAGCGAATTCGGCTACATCCCCGATCAGTCAATAACGGAAAACGGGGAAACCGCTACTCAACTCTCCCGCACCGAAGAAAACGAACTCATCGAATACCACGAAAACATAAAGCCTGGAATGCCTTGGGCCTTGAGCGTTCGTCCTGAAGACATCGTAGTTCCTTGGGGGGCTGACGATCCGCAAGCCCTTCCCTGGATAGCTCACTACATCCTCCGTCCACTCGACGATGTAAAGCAGGACCAAAAGTACAAAAACACCTCCGACCTCCAAGGCACAAGAGCCCCTACAATGGGTGAGGATACTCGCTCAAGGGAAACATTCCGACCTCGGGACTCAAGAGAAAAAGGAATGACCTATTGCGAACTGTGGGAAGTCCGTGACCGCAAGACACGGCAAATACTTACCTTCAGCGAAGACACTTTACTGATGAGCGTCCCTGACGTTCTTCAATCCCCGGAAGGAATGCCTTGGGAATTTCTCTCTTTCAATCCCGATCCTGAATTCTTCTGGTCGATCCCTGACGCTCACATCCTGGCTCCGCAACAAGAAGAACTGAACGAAACCAACACTCAGGCCAGCCAGCACCGTCGAATTGCCCTTTTGAAATTCCTCTACAAAAAAGGCGCACTGTCAAAGGAATCTCTCGACCTTTTTCTGAGTCCGAATGTCGGCCCTGCTGTAGCCGTCGAAGACAACATAGAAAACTTAGCCACTGCAATCATGTCCCTCCAACCGCATGTTCCCCCTGAACTTTACCGGGACATGCAAGCTACGATGTCGGCAATGCGTGAGCAAATAGGCGTGGGCCAAAACCAAGAAGGCTCCTTCAGTCCGTACCACGGCAAGACAGCAAGCGAATCAATGATCGTTTCCGAAGCCAACGAAGAAAGAGTGGATGAACGAAAAGACACCGTAGCCGACACTCTCGTCCGAATAATCCGCAAGTGGAACTGGATGCTTTTCAACTTTTGGAAAGAAGAAAAAGTAATCCGCATTGTATCGCCGCTGGGCGATCCGCAATGGGTTCCCTTCACCGGGGATCAACTCAAGGCAGATTACATGTTGAATATAGACGCTGACTCAGGAATGCCAATCTCTCGGGCTCTCAAGCAACAACTTGGAACTGAAATGTTCAAGGCATTCAACGGCGACCAAATGATAAATCAACAATTGCTCCGTCAAATCGCACTTGACAACTACGCTATCGTTGACCCTCGAATCCCTCACTTGTTACAAACTGAATTCGGCGGGACTGACGAACTTCTCAGTGCCGAACGCCAACCTAACCCGATGTACGGAAGCGGAGGAGGTAAAGGCTCTGCCGGGGGAAGGACGGGAGCTACACCAAAAAATCCTATCCCCTTCGATAAATTAAAGAAGGATCTTGGAGGTTGAAATGCCTTTGTATGAATTCCACTGTGAAAGCTGCGATGCTCGATTTGAGGCACAAGCAATGATTGCAAAGCGTGATGACGTGATGTGCAAGTGCGGAGCAAAACCTAAACGCTTAATATCAAGGACTAAAGAAGATTGGTTCCGCCCCTTTGTGAGCGAAGACTTCAACGGAGAGCCAATCAAAGTGCGAACAAAAGAACATTACAAGAGGCTTTGCAAAGAACACAACGTCTATGCCCCACATTGCTTTGGGCAGGGATTCAACATAAGCGAGATTTAGCTATGGTCGGCCTTTTCAACAAGGACTCAAGAATCCACTACGTTGACAAAGACTACGTTGTCATCGACAACCCAACGGACAACTTCACCCCAACCATCGTCCACCGGGAGAAAGGAGATCCAGATTTCGGCAGAGTACGAACAATAGCAATCCTTCTTGGCATGACCCTGGATGGCGAACCCTTCCTTCGTAGCGATGGCTTGTGGTGCAACAAATTGAAACTGAACGGAGCGAAAAATGGAAAATGAACCTCACTTTGAAGCAATCATATCCCTCTCAAGTTCAACGGCGAGCGTTGACTTCAGTGGAGGAATCTGGACGAAAATGATGGTTGAAAAAGCGTACAGATGTATGCTCAACTCTCTCCCTGCATACATCGCCAAAATGAGAGCGGATGACCAAGTAAGCGAACCCCCAAAGAAAAGTGAAAGGAAAGCGAAATGACTACGGAAAACGAAGATAAACTTGAACAAGCCCCTAGCAAAATTGAATTGACCGACGAACAGTACGCAGCGTTGCTTGAACGAACTGCGTCATTGGAAGAACTTGAAAACGCTACGAGGGAGAGCCGTCAAAAACCATCCCTTGACGACCTCGTACATGAAGGAACACAAAAGAAAGAGGAAGAGGAAAAACAGCTTCCCGCTGACCTTGACGAACTCAGTAACACTCAACTTGTAAACGTAGTCCTCGACGTTATCAATTCGCAAGCTGGTGAAAAGCTCAACAAGATTGAGGTTGCTGTTGAAACGCTTCGAATAGCAAGAGAAATCGACAAAGTCGAAGCTAAATACAACGATTTTTGGATGTACGAAGATGCGATACGTGACATATCCATGAACAACGAATCACTTGGCATCGAGGATGCTTATCAACTGGCGAAACTGAAGAATCCCCAAGAAACGACAGACGGCGAGAACAAAGAGCGCAAACAAACAAGAACTGAAAAGTTATTAAACCTCCCTCCAAGAACCTTTGGCGAAAAACCAAGCGTTGCCGTAGCATCAACAACTTCACTCAACAGAAGCGAAACGCTGAAGAGTGCGGCTACAAAAGCTTGGGACGAAGTTGTTGGAAAGGGTAAGGTATCTGTCTAACCCTTTCAATCAAGGAGAAGTAAAATGACAATTCCGTCATGGGATCAGACTATTGATACCTTTTTCACCTCCACTTGGGCGAACAGGAAAAAGGAAGCCATCGAGCAAGCCTTCCTGAAAACCCCGTTCATCTACTGGCTGCGTGAAAAGGGTCACATGGAGAACCAAGCTGGATTCCGTAGAGTAGAAATTCCCCTGGAGTACGGATCGAACGAAACGATCCGCTGGATCGGGAAGGGATCGACCGTCCCAATTCAGGACAGTGAACTAATCACCATGTGCTACGAGCAGTGGAAGTACGTAGCCGCTTCCGTTGTGCGCTGGTTCACTGAAGATCAACAGAACCGTGGTCAGGCGGCGATGATCAAGCTGGCAGAGAAGAAGCTCGGAGCGGCAGAGCGTGGCCTCTACGAAGACCTCGAAAGGGTAACGCTTGGGGATGGGACCGGGACAAACGAGCCTAACGGCATTCAGAATATCATCTCTGCAACGCCTACTACCGGAACCGTCCACGGTCTGAACAGAGCGACTTACGATTGGTTTCGCAATCAGCAAAAGACTTCCACTGGAGCCGCCGCTGTCTACCTCGTCAGCGACATGCGAACCTGTCTCAACGACATCATTCAGTATTCCCGAAGTGAACTGAAGGACATCATTCTCGTCACCAACCAAACCATCTTCGAACTCTATGAAGATGTTTGCCTTGAGATGAAAGTCCTCCAGAACACCATGCTCGGGGATGCGGGGTTCGACAACGTGGTCTTCAAGGGCAAGCCTCTAATCTGGTGTCCGACCGCTCCATCCGGCAACATGTACTTCATCAACCCAACGTACCTCAAGCTCGTCTGTGACGAATCATTCTTCATGGAGATGACGGATAAACAAACCTGTCCGTCTAAAACCTTCTCTGATTACGGGGAACCCCACCTTAACTAATGGGCAACCCGAGGCAAGGCACGTTTATGTTTGAATCTCGAAAAGAATTGATGGCTTACTTGGCAGGGTTCCTCGATGGGGAAGGCAGTTTTATTATTATATTTGACTGCAACGGTGTCTTTTCAGGACGCATCAATGCAGGACAAGTTGATAGAAGACCCCTTGAATTGCTTGTTGCTACATTTGGTGGACGAATCAGGAAGATAACAAAAAGTTATGTTTCTAAATTTGGAAACCAAATGGTAACCCAATGGGACATAACCGGACCAAGTATGTATAAAATGCTTCTTGAGATTCAACCCTACCTCCTCGTCAAAGCCGAGCAAGCTGATTGTCTCATTTCTCTCCAAGAGTCAATCAACATGTATAAGGGCAGAATTGGTAAAAACCGAGAATTTCCTCTTCTCCCTGACGAGGTGATTTCGTATCGTAGAGAGCTTTATGAAAAATGCAAAGCTCTTAAACGTGGGCTAGCCGCAACGACTAAGCGAGAAGGGTATTCCTTGGCTGGGAATACATGCGATAGTCTGGACTGCACAAATGGTAAATGTGCAGAGGTGGCAGAAATGACCACCCGCCTCATGGCTGTGAGGTCATAAAAGTAACAGAGCGTGGAAGCAGATTCCTGACCAGCCCTTCGACAAGGTTGCTCAAATCGTCTGTACCTTGAACATGGTTTGCTCAAGGCCGATCTGTCAGAAGGTACTCACAAGCATCGCTGCTTAGTTGTGCTGTCGTGGTGTTGGAAAGGGAAGCTATGCCTGAAATCAAGGGAACGTACTGCGATGAACACAAGATGACCTGTCAAGCGTTGAAGGATGCTCACAGAAGCATCGAAGATCATGAGCAGAACTTGAGGAAGGCGATGACAACAAGAGTAGGAATAAGTATGCTTACAGTCGTTACAACAATATTCTTGGGGTTGTTTGCAATTTCCATCGACCTTAACCAAGCAGCGATTGATGAAGTGAACAACCAGGCTGAAGAGAGAAAGGTGATGATCAGGCAGTTGTATGAACTGAACAGTGAAACAAAAGTGTCGATTGCTCAATTAAGTACCTCGATGCGTAGAATAGACAAGTCAATAGACTCTATGCAAGGGGAACTTAGAGAGCTTCACAAACCTTCACGGAATTGAGTTTTCGTGGAGTACCTAACTAACCAAAAGTAGGACAAAGGAGAAGCAAGATGGCAAATGAAAGGTATGCAGAGTTCATTGAAGAGACTCCGAAGAGTTACCTCCAAGGTCTGTTTGAGGAGTCGAGTACACAGAAGCACAAGCTCGGAACAGAGCGAAAGCTCTCTGATGGAAGGGTGTTTGTTTACGCCAAGATGGGAGCTACAAACGCAGTAGCAGGACAGGTATATCAAAGTGTTGTTGTTGATGCTAACGTGGCGAATGTAGCTGTAGCGAATGCCAACGTTAGTGATCGTACAATCACTGTCACTCCTGTTACTGTACTTACCGCTGATGCTGTGGCAAATGCCTTTGCGGAAGGATTCGCTCACATCACAACTGGCGGTGCGAACGGCATGGCATACAAGATTAAAAGCCACGGTGCGCTTACGGCAAATACCGCTGCAAACTTTGTCTTGTATGACAAGCTTAGAAGTGCCAACCTTGCTACATCTAAGGTGACACTTACAAGGCATCCTGTAAAGGATGTTATCGTTCATCTTTCCCCACCGACTTCTGGTCTGGTGGGCGTTCCAACCTTCGTTGTGACAGCCAATTACTATGCTTGGTTGCAGAAGAAGGGTCCATGCCCATGTGAAGTTGATGGAACGGTTGTTGCTGGTGACAAGGCTATTTGTAGTGCGAATGCAAACGGAACGATTTCTCCCGCTGCAAATGGTCTTGAGACAGAGATCACGGTTGGAAAGGTTATTTACGCTGCTGCGAATGACCTTTGGGCGTTGGTTGATCTTGATCTTTAATCTTCAAAAGGGGGTCATTAAAAGTGGCCCCCACTTTCGGAGGCAAACATGGCTCAAATAAGTGGCTCTACAGCTTGGGAAGCTTTTGTCCAGAAGGCGTTTCCAGGAAATTACAGGATCAAAACTGGCAAACCACGAATCATCTGCGCTAACGCCGCTCCAGCTAATAGCTCAAATGCCGCTCCTATCGGTACACTTTGGCTTGAGATGGCGGCTAACAATCTTGAAGTGGCGAACTGTTGGGTTAACACAGCAAACGTAGGAACGTGGATTAAAATCAATGCTTAAAGCGACAACCTACAAAACAAAAGGAGAAGGCGATGTGGGAAAAACCAGTAAAGAAGGCGATCTTCACTCTGAACATCGACAACTACGCACCGGAGATAACAGAACTGACGTACCCGCTTCTCAATAGGTACGCAAAAAAGATCGGGGCAAAGTTCGTGATTATCAATGAGCGAAAATTTCCAGATTACCCAGTAACCTACGAGAAGTTCCAAATATACAAACTTGCTCAAGAGATGGGTAACGATTGGAACATTTACATTGACAGTGACGCACTCATCCACCCCGATCTAATGGATTTCACGACTATCCTTGACAAGAACACGGTAGCGCACCACGGCTCTGACTTCGCTTCAATGCGCTGGAAATATGACCGCTTCTTCTTCAGGGACGGTAGACACATAGGGAGTGGGAACTGGCTTGCCATAGCGAGCGATTGGTGCATCGAATTGTGGAAGCCAATTGACGATATGACAAAGGACGAAATCATCGCCCACATATCGCCTACTGTCGATGAAACAATAAGCGGTGTAATAGACCCCGAACACTTGATCGATGACTACACCTGTAGCCGAAACATCGCCAAGTACGGTTTGAAATTCAAGACAGTTCGAAAGATCATTGAAGAAATAGGCTTCCCTCCCCAAAATCACTTCTTCTGGCACCAATATCTAGTACCCATAGCTGCGAAAGTGGAAGGAATGAAAAAGGCTCTTAAAGAATGGAGAGTGTTATGAGCGACGATAAAAGCCCAAAAAGCGTCAACGAACTTGTTCAATTCAAAATTGTTGAAAAGCCATACGAGGTGAAGGTTCCAAAATTTGTTGACGTCACTGTTGACAAACCTGTGTACGTAAACCGGACATACGAAGTGCCTGTGCTGAAAGAGAAGGAGTATATAAAACCTGTTCTCATCGAACAGCAACTCAACGAAGAAATTCTTCAGTACGTTAAGGGTGCAATTGACAAAGCAATACGAGAAACACTAGCAGGACTAACGTTCAACTTTGAGATCCCTGTTCCAAGGGTGCTTAAAGTAGAAAAAAGGAGTGGATGATGGCAAGCTTGATTCTTTCTGATTACGCTATTACAGCTCTTGCAAATGATTCTGGGCTAAACTCGCTTCTCGATGGTGGGAATATGTTCATCTACGATGGAGTTAGTGATGGGCCTGACGCAGCTGCTAATGGCACACTTTTAGTTACTTTTGCACTGCCCCCTGCTGCGAACAATACACCAGCTAATGGTGTGTTGACTCTTGATACCATTGCTAATGCAAATGGCGTGGCAAATGGTAACGCTGGTTATGCTCGGTTTACTTCAAATGCTGATGCAAACGTAATTGGTGATGGCGATTGCGGAACATCAGGTAACACTGTTGTCTTTGACAATGTGAACATCGCTGTTAATCAAGTGGTAAGCGTATCAAGTGCTAACTTCACAGTGCCAGATGGATCGTAAAGAGAGTTTATGGCGCAACCACTAATCATCAAAGAGGAGCCAAAGTAATTGGCTGCAAATGTATTTTACTCGGTATGTCCCTACGGCACCGGGGATCTAAAGACCGGAAGCCCAACCATTTCTATCACCTCCGGCGTGGCAACGCTGTCTGTCCCACAAACGGGAAACATTGGTGTCGGGTGTGAGATAGACTACGACACAGGAAACACGAAGGCGTACATCTCTGCGGTAAATTCTGCGACTTCGTTCGATGTAGTTACGGTCATTGGCGGGACTCCAGGGAACACGGGCGGCGCATTAACGGTCAACTCGATCCATCATGTTTGTGGTAGTTTGCAAGACGCTTTGGATCAGGCAGATGACGCCGATCATTTAGACGATTCCGATTTAACAAGTTTGGATGTGATACTTAACATAGCTTGTTATACAGATCATGACGCCGGGGCCGCTGATGGTATAGCTAAATTGATTTCAGGTATGTACACTACCGATGCCACCCGTTATCTTAAAATCTATACTCCAAATAGTGCCTCCGAATGTGTTTATGATGCGTCTGGTGTTGGAACGTATCAAAGACATAATGGAGTATATCCTACTACTGGATACCGTATCGAGCATTCTTCCTTAGGAGGAGATGCTGGTTTGTATCTGGCTAGTCATAATTATGTGAAAATAGAGGGTATTTCTATACGTTTAAATAGTAATGGATATGATGGAGGCTACTGTTTCCGTCCCCTTGGTGCTAGTCCTGGTAATACATTAATAGATAGTTGCATTTTTGTATTTAACACTGAAGAGAGTTCTGGAGGATATTTAATAGATGCTGCATCTGGTGGGCATTCTGTAACAGTCAGAAATTCTATTGGGTATCATATAGGCTCTCCAAGTGGTACACGAGGATGGCTCTTGCGGGGGGAAGGAAGTCTCATACAGAATACAGCTTGTATTCTGACCGTTGCAGATGCTGGAAGTGCAAGAGGTATTTGGTGTTATTCAAGTGGTTATGTTACAGCAACGAACTGTTATGCGCGTGGGTATGGTTCAAAGGACGGTTATTATGGTACTTTCAATGCCGCATCGGATTATAACAGTTCGGATTTAAGCGGGGATGCTCCAAACTTAGGTGGGTCAGGAAATAATAATACAGTCTCTCCTTGGTATTCTGGTGCGACCGCAGATGCTGCTATATTTGTCAATGCTGCTACTTATGATTTCCATCTTACAAGCGATTCTACTCTTTTTAGTGGTGTGGGCGATGATTTATCTGGGCAGTTTACAGATGATATAGATGGAGATTTACGTGCGAATTGGGATCTGGGTCCAGATGAGTATGCGGCTGAAGGGGCTGGTGGGGTAACAGCTACAATTACTGGACAACTTTATCCAATAACAAGCCTCATTAACGCAAACTTTCTAATCGGCTCCGCAGTAAGCGGGAATCTTTCAGCTATAACAAGCACTACGGAGGACAAAGTACTTGTTGATGCCGAAATCATAGCAACGCTTACGGCAATATCAAGTGTTATAAACGCCCAAACTGTTAATGATAGAATTGCTGTTGTTGACGCAACTCTTTCAGCAATAACATCTTTATCTGAAGTTAACGTTTTGGTTTCCAGTCAACTTGCTGGTGAACTGGCAGCGATTACAAGCGTCTTCGAAAACCAAGCCCTTGTTGACGCAATCATTGCTGGAAATCTTCAAGCGATTGTTGCCTCTATAATTTCCAGTGCCGTGCCATATCGTCATGTTACACTTTCTGGAACTTTGGCGGCAATCACAAGCATTATTACTGGGCAAACATTAATTGGCTGTAGTGTTGCAGTTGCGTTTAGTCCAATAACAAGCACTATTCAAATTACTACTCAAGTTCAAAACATCATCATTGCATCCCTCAAAGCTATTGAAGCTGTTGTAGAAGCAAACGTTTTTGTCTCCAATGAAATAGTAGCTACGCTTGCAGCTATAACAGCGCGAATAAGAGCAAGGACAACTGTTGCAACAGGTGTTATTGGATTTCCTTGTATTGATGGTGGAACAATTACGATTCTTGGAGGCTAATCATGGCGTGGAAAGCTCTTAGTTCAGGCAAGCTTACATCTGGTGGAATAGTTCACACTGGTCCCTGCTTTTACTTTGGCTTTGTTTGCAGAAATGAAGGAGCAGCGTTTGTTATAACGCTTTACGATAATATAACAGGTAGCGGAAAAGAGGTGGATGATTACATAACAGATGCTAACAAAGAAATGGAGGGCCACGTTCTAAACTCACCAGTAACATGCAGCAATGGATTGTACTTAGCGTTGGGTGGTGGATCGGCGATTGTTTATTACACACCACTCAAAGAAGGGGTACAGTAATGCAAGCGAAATGTACGCACAAAAGGTCATTTTTCAGATTGTTACACGATGAGTACAGAGACAAACTGCAAGACTTAGAGAACAAGGCGATGAAAGGAGCAAAAGAATGAAAGCACTATGCGACATGGACACAATCCAGATCGAGTTGACCACAGCATGCAAGCTATCTTGCAGCAATTGCACCCGCTTCTGTGGGCACAAGAAGCCCTGGTTCATTTCACAAGAGGACTTCGAAAAAGCCGTCTTGTCTATGGTCGGCTACCCAAAGATGACAGGCTTCATGGGTGGTGAACCATTACTGCATCCGCAATTCGAAGAGTTCTGCCTGTTCGCGCAAAAGCACATACCCAAAGCTCAACTTGGCTTGTGGACTTGCTTGCCGAAAGGGTACGAAAAATATACAGACATAATATGCAACACCTTTGATCACATCTTCATCAACGACCACTCACGGAGTGACATCTATCATGGGCCGATCTTGGTGGCATCGGAGGAGATCTTTACTGAAAGACATGAACTATTTTATGTGGCAAATAGTTGCTGGCTTCAGAACAATTGGTCGGCTTCCATTAATGAGAATGGAGCGTTCTTTTGTGAAATTGCTGCGTCGATGTCTCTTCTTTTTGACGGAATGAAAGGATGGGATGTCGAGCCTGGATGGTGGTGGAAAACACCAAAAGATTACACAGCGCAAGTTGAAGAGTTTTGCCCCAAGTGTGGATGTTGTGTTCCTCTACTGCGCCGACCAAGCACCGATGGAATTGATGACATCTCCCCAGGCAACTACGAAAGGCTCAAAAACTTCTCGCTTAAAATCAAAAACAAAAAGTACGCTATCCATGATCTCAAGATGGCAACGCCAGAGCAACTAGAAGCTCAACCTATGGCGCGATACAAAGATTTCAGTTACCGGCAGCACATTGCAGCTAGGTATGGAATGTACCTTTCTGTCAACAACAAAGGGTTCATCACACCTTACAAATCTAACAGCATAACTTTGCGTGACAAGTCGATTTTCGAAGAGTATCAAGAGAAATATTCAAGGAGGCAATCACATGTCTAGCGTTCTCACCATATCAATGGGTGGACAGCCTTATGGGCCTGTCACAGCTACAAGTGCAAATGCAAACCAAGCGTTGCCAGATTCCATTTTGGTAAACAGTTCCAGAAATGTAGTACGTGTTGTCATTACATGTGAAACAAACCCTATAAGGTACGCTTTTGGAGGAATCATCCCAACACCTGGAAACCTTGGTCACGTTCTTGCAGCAAACGAATCGTTAGTCATCAATCACCCTTCTGGGGCTAACTCATTTCGTTACGTGAGTAGTGTTGCGGGCAATCATGGAGTTCTTCAAATCACCGGAGAATACGCACCATGAGAAAGGTGGAAAATGGAACTTTTAGCAGAACATTGGAGAATTCTAACCGGAGTTTTCATTGGAGCGTTTGGGGCAGGTATTATTGCAATGATGTACTTTCGGGAAGGGGTTCGTAAAATGGTTGCAGACAGTACTGCTACAGGAAGCAATTGTCCAATTGTTATCAAGGGTGAAACTCCATACAGCAAAACTCAGCACGATGTTGACTGTAGTAGAAGATGGGCCGAGCATGACAAAAATAGTATAGAACGTGCAAAGACCACAACCTTGATAGCAGAGAAAGATCGCACAATGGTAATGGCTGAGATTGATCATTTGCAGAAGGGCATGGAAAAGATGAACAAGACAGTTGATAAGATCTTTGACAAATTAGAAAGGATACACAATGCCACTTAAACGTGGTAAAAGCAAAGAAACACTTTCCGCTAACATTGCAGAGCTTATTCGCTCTCATAAAAAGGGAGGCAGCTTCGCAAAAGGCAAGAGTAAAAAGAAAGCAAGAAAGATGGCAACAGCCGCTGCGTTCGATTTGAAACGACGAAGCAAAAAGGGAAAGTAAATGACAACTTTTCTTGAATTCAAAAACCTCATTTACACAAACATAGGGCGGGATTCAACAGACTCGGCTATGGCTCTTGTCGTCCCTGTTGCAATCAATTATGCTCTTAAAACCGCCGCCGCCCTTTTCAAGCCGCCTGAGATGTTTACGGAAACGGATCAAGTCGTTACCAACGGAACGAATTCACACACATTCACAAGCTCCTTCATTGACTTGATAAGCATTTACAATGTCACCGGGAGCAATGAGCTTGGCTTCATTGCGTATGAAAACTTTCGAGTCTTAGTACCCACGACAACTGACGTTAAGTATTATACGGTGTTTGGACGGTACATAATTTTAAATACTACTGTCTCCGCTGATACTACATTGAGAATTGGGTACATAGCTTACCCTGATGACCTTGAAAATGACGATGACGAACCATCGTTCGATGAACACGACTCTTACATAGTTTCAGTTGCGACAGCGATTTGCTGGGCAGTTCTAGAAGAAGGCGACTCGGTGCAAGTTTGGGAAAGCGTTGCAAGTGCGCTTGGCCTTCCGATGTTGAAAGCGTCCCAAGCGAAGGAAGTTTTTTCCGGTAAGATGGCATTTCTTGAATCGGCTGTTACCGGAACCCTTACCGGCAGTCAAGGGGGTCAATAATGGCAACAACGTATGGTGAGCTTATTCGAAGGGTGTTGCTCAATTTACAGCCAAGAACAGACGGTATCGCAAGGATTGCGGTTGAGCAAGCTATCAACGATGCACAGAAGGTCATTGCGTGTGTCAAGGACTTTGACGAGTTGATGGTGCTGGACACTACGAACGCTGCAACAGTCGATGGAACGAAGCTTTATCACATAACGGATGACCTTTCGTTGGTTAGGCCAAAGGACATTTATTCTATTCGATTGATGGACGAAGCCGAATCGAGGAAGCTTGAGTTCGTTCCGTATCGCTCCCTTGATAGCCGTGTACCGTATACCGAACTGGTCGGTGAGGGGAAGTCCAAGTATTATACGATCAGAGGGGAATACATAGAATTATTTGCAATCCCCGATGACGCTTACAATCTTTACATTCAGCATAGTCAGTGGCCCACGGTGCTTGAGGATAAAACGGACGAAACGGACTACTCAAATATTGACTATGTGATCGTTGCGTTGGCAACAGACATGGCGATAGCTTCCCTTGAAGGGGGGAGTAATGATTGGCTTACAAGGGCGAATCAGCTTCTTGGGTTTGCCAAGAGAGAAGACGACGAGCGGCCTGACCAAGCAAGGTTCGCACAACCTTTCAGGGCGACGAATCCTCTTCCTCCGGGGTCTTACTGGCTCAATCCTTGGGTGAAGGAACAACCGTAACTTGATGGAGAAATGAGATGGCAAATTCAGTTACATGGGATACTGCTTTTGAAGCTGACCCCGGCGATGACGATGTTGCTAACAACGGGGCAAATGAAATTAGAAAGTTGAAGCTTGCTATAAGTGAACGGCTTGAACCGGAGATGAATTTCAAAGCTGGGTCAAGCCCGTTGCTCAAGCCTGGGATAGCTTCCGTTATTTACAGCGGGACGACTACGCAGATTAACGCATTGTCAAGTCCTGCAAACGGTGCGCTTGCCATTGATACTACTACCAAGTCGCTGAAGAGGTACGGCGGGTCTTGGGCGAATATGACGATCAAGCACAGTACGTTGGCTAACTTGACTGATTCAGATGATCACACGCAATATTTGAAAGTTGCTGGTGGGCAGACGTTAACGGGTAATCTTGCGGTTGCCGATGGGATTGAAATTGATGGTGTGGATATTTCAGTACATTGGACTGCATATGTTGCTACAGCCGCCGCTTTTGTTGCCCATGCAGCTAACAATGTTGCTCATGCAAACACCTTTGGGGCATGGTCAACAAATCAAACTTTAAATGCTAATCACACAGCAAACACAGACGGTATAGTTGTTGCTTCTGGGCCAGCTACTTATATAGGAATTTACACTCCATCAACCGCACCAAACATAACACTTCGAGTCGGGAGCAGTAATTCATCAAACATATATGACCATTCAGTAACATGTCCCGTTAAAAAAGGTGATACATGGAGAGTGTATGTTCAAAATGAAGGTGCAGGTAAAGTTACAGCTTATTTTCTCCCCATAGGCTCATAAAATGACAGACTACAAAGTCAGAAAGAACCCAGCATTACCAGCCATTCCAAGTGAGAGTGATTGGCAAGACTTCGACCGCATTATAAAGTGGCGAAGGGGGCATCTGACTGTTCTTCAACAGCTTCATAGTGATACTTATGATGACGTTCATACGTTGGAAAATGCTACGGCTAATAATGCCAATGACATAGCGAACAATGCTAACGACATTTCTAATAACGCAAATGCTATTGCTAATGTTGCTATATATCAAGATGTCATACTGTATCCTTGGGAAATGTCTAATTATGGAGCATCCAATTGGGCAGCGGTTGTATCTGCGAATCAATTTTTCAATGGGTATTATCACAATGTAACTGCTAACAATTTTGATGCTTTATATAGGACGCAATATTTAAGAGCAGGAACATATTTATGGGGTGTATTTGGAATTACAACAGCAAATAGTGGAATTGCTTCACTACAAATAGATGCTACTACTTATGCAGCCATTGATATGTATACGTCATCAACTGGGTATAATTATTTTGCTTCTAACTCAAGTGTTGTTGTTGGTTCATCAGGCACACATGCGTTATATGTTAAAGTTAACAGCAAAAATGCATCTTCATCAGGGTACAAGCTATACATTACATACTCGCATCTCAGGAGAGTTTCTTAATGAAGAGACAACCCTACCCAGTAGCGCAAATGACAGGCGGTCTTGACGTATCAGTTGACCCGATCTTTCTCATGGACACATTGAGCCCTCATGTCGAGAACATCTGGCTTCACAAAGGGCTTATCAAGAAGGGATTGGGATGGAAGGTGTTTGGCGAAGAGAGTGCACCTGATGGGGATGAAACAGGGCTCCCACTTGTAGGTACAGTTAGGTTGATAGATTCTTTTCCACTTTCTACAGGTGATATATTCTATCTCGTTGTGACGGATGATTATGTTTATCAGTATCGGCCTTCGACGAATGATTATCTTATTAAGAATAGTGACACTGGGGTCACGATCTTTACAGGTACAGAGGAAGACAATTTCTGTTCAGCTATTGGATTGAGTGCGGCAGGTGCGGAATGGTTCTTTTTAACAAACGGAGTGAACCCTATTCAATACTGGACAGGCGGCGGGAGTGACGAGTTTGAAAGTCTAGCTGGTTGGTCAACAAACTTGAAGGCAAAGCAGATTATCTATTGGAAAAATCGGCTGATTGCTGGTGGAATTGTTGATACAGGAACGGATTGCCCAAAGAGGATTCAATGGTCTGTTGCTGGGGATGTTACAGATATATCGGGAACAGGATCAGGCTTCTTCGATCTTGTTGACACATCCGATTGGATTATTTGCTTCGTCTTGATGGGAGACAAACTTTATGTCCTCAAAGAACGATCAATATGGGAACTCGAATACGTTGGCGGGACGACAGTTTTTAACCCTGTGCTTAAAGTTGACGGTGTTGGCACTTATTCGCCGCATGGTGTTGTTTCTTTAGATGAAGAGATGATCCTTTACGGGAGTGACAATGTCTACATGTTCGATGGGTTCAGCTTGAATCCCGTTGGCGGTCAGATTTATGGGTATCTGTACGAAGCGCAAGAGAGGATTATCAATCAATCCGTAGCATACAAGTTTCCTTCAGCGTACATTGAAGAGTTGAAGCATTACAAGATATGCTTGGCGAGCAAGGACAAGACTGTACCCGATACGCTTTTTTCCTATGACTTCGATTACAAGGCTTGGACCCGCCGACCCAGAGAGATAACGGCTATTGGGTATTATGGCGTTGGAAGCGGGTCTACATGGGCCGAGCTTGAGGATACTTGGGCCGATCAAGATTGGGTATGGCGCACCGTAAACTTGGCCCCCGGCGCACCTACAACATTGATTGGCGATACAAACGGATATGTATATGAAGACGATAGACTTACCCACTCCACGGATTACATGTGTTATGACACGAAGGACTTCATATTTGAACACGCCGTTAGGTGGACGGAGTTTAGATTGAGAGTGCTTGGAGGTCCGTTTTCTGTCAAGTATTCGACAGACGGCGGGGATACATGGTCTGTCGAGAAGCAATTTGCAGAGGTTACGGCATGGTCTGAGTGCGTTTGGTTACTAAACATAACGAGTGCAAAGATCCGATTCAGGATAGAGTGCGAAGCGGAAGACCTTCAGATAAAGTGGCTTGAGCCTTGGTACATTCCAAGAGCGAGAAGCAAGGTATTGGTGACATCATGAGATGTATTATTAACATCCCGTTTGCCGATGCTCCAAAGGAATTGATAGAGCAATTGAACAGTTGTGACTTCACATACTACGATTACAGGTCATGTTGTCCACTGTACGATGAGCTTCCCGTGTACTGGAATTTTGCGGTTGTAGAAGATGACCAAATAATCGCTTTTGTTTGGGGAATACTTGAACCTCTTGAAAGGTTCTTGCATGTTGTCAGGTGTTCAATATTGCCTGAGTACAGACGGAGTGAGGTAAACTTTTTGGCCCATGTGAGCGACTTCATACGGGAAGCGGCGATAGAGATGGGAGCGGTAAGAGCTTTTTACATTACGGATCGACCGGAAATTTATCTTGACAAGATCCCAAGCAAGGCGATTCTTTCCAATAGTAAAGTTGTGGAGGTTTCATTCTATGAAAATTTACACTAAGCTTGTCCTTGACATGAGTAACTGGGATGTGTTGGAAGAGGAAAGTTTCGAGTACAATGGGCCTGTTGCTCAATGTGTGTCATTTGATATGGGTGGAGGGGCATCAAAAGGTAAGCCTGTCAAGCTGCCTAACTGGAATCTTCAGCAACAGGTACTTTGGAAGAAGGATTTGTACCCAAGCTTGAAGGATACGTTGAGCAAGCCCCCTCCAAGTTACCCTAGACAGATGTACGTCCCAAGAACCGATGAAGAGGAAAGCTACTTTGGGCGAACGTCCGACCTTGCCCGTCAGATTGCGGAGCTTAAAGCAAGGAGTCAGGCGGCGTTGGCAGAGCAAAAGGCCAGGGGTGAGCAAGTGAGTTCGGAACTTGCCAGACCAGCGTTTGAGATAACACCGGAAACAACGGAGCAATACTATCAGCAAGCCATCCGTGATCCTGCTATGCGACAGTGGGAACAGTTCACTCAGCCTGGAATTAATGAAGAGTTTGTTGGTGCGGGATACTGGGGAACGGCAAGAGCGCAAGAACAGATGAGGGCCAGAGAAAATCTATCTACGGAGCTTGGCAGGGCAAGAGCCGATCTATATTACAAGGATGAACAGGACAGAAGGCAAGCATTGACGGACGCATTGAACAGGCAGCTTGAGTTCGAGCAAACGTATGGTGGACAGCTTGCAGAGGCTAACGCAAGGAATGCGGATACATGGGCGCAAGCAGCCATTGAAGAAGAGAAGATGGCGAATATGACAGCCAAGGAGAAGGCTGAGTATTCGAGACAGATTGAACAGGAGAAGGTAGCCGCCGATTTCCAACGGTGGTTGATGGGTGAAGAGGTTGACGGGGAGTCGGCAGGGTATAATAATCCTTACTACCAATTACTGTTCCAAGCTCTCGGGCTTACTCCGTTCAGTTACGGGCAGGAGACTGAATCGGCTGAGGCCCAAGCTAGTATGGGTATTCTTGCATAAGGAGATAATCAATGCCTGGATTCAGTAACATGATGGCTGAAATGATTGCCCGATCCAGACCGCAACAGGCTCCTCCTCCTGGGCGTGTTAACGTGGCTAGCGGTGGGGGAGAAGGGGGGATTAAGCATAAGGGGAAGAAGACGGCGGTTGCGGCGAGCGTTGATGCGGGAGCGTTGATGAGACTGCTTGGGCACAAGACTCCTGAAGAGAAGAGAGAGATTGGGCAAAGATATGTTGAATCTTACAATACCGCATCCGAATCAGATCGTGTAGCGATGGGGTTAGACCCTAAGATTGTTCAAACTTGGGATCAGATGCACAAGGCGGGAGTGGATGGGTTTGTCAAAGGGGAGAATGATACTCACGCAAGACCTATGCTTTGGTCAGAGGAAGAGAGGGCGTTGAGGAAAGCTAAATCAATGGAGAAGGATGACTATATAGCACTTGGCGGTCCTGAAGCTGAGAACACCCTTAAAGGAGAAGAGAGGCTTATTGAAGCGCGAAATAAAGAAACTCCTTTACAAGAGGAAGAAGCTAGAGCAAGAATTGAGTATAACCAAGCACAAACTCATTTAGCTACTCTTGCAGCGGATACAGAAAAGATAGAAAAGCAAAGAGCATTGCAAGGAATGAAGTATGACACATCTGAAAACATGTGGAAGAAATCTTACTACGCTGCATTGGAAGCTAATGCAAACAAAGACAACACAAGAGAGGATGCAACGTTAAATCTGAACAGAACCAAAGCTGACAATGAACGAATGGCAGCTATTGATAAAGATTATGCTTACGTTTATTCAAATCTTTTCGGTGAGTACAGTGATATGAAAGACAATACACCGGAAGGAAGATTTCCGTTGATGTCGGCTCTTGCAGCTTCAGCGGTAAAGCATAGCACTGACATGAACCAAGTGATCAGGGAGCTTAGAGAGCGACAAACCGCCGCAAATCCCGAATACGTTCCAAGCCCTGATGACTACGCACGAAACGAAGGTCCGATCAGACAGTTCGCCATGCTTGCTCAAGATGATTTTAATACAGAAATGCCAAAGAAAGGCCAAATGGCAGCGAACAGAAAAGCACTTCTCATGCAGTTGTTGGATAAATATGTTAACATGCTGAATATATCTAGAGCCCCTTCAGATGATCTTTATCATGAGGTTGTCAATATGGGAGTTAAAATTAATCTCACTGACAATCAGATAATGGATCTTTTGTATCGAACTGGGATTTCTGAAACAGATGTCAATACTATCATGGATGCTCACACTCCCGACATGGGTGTGCAACCTCCACCGGAAGTAAAGGATCTGAAAAAAGAAGGAGGCAGTAGGTGGGCTCCTGAACAACCTTTGATTCCAGAACAGATAAAAGAACCAATAAGAAAAGCAGGGGAGAAAGCCAAAGAGGTTGCTAAAGATGTAGCCGCTTCGATGAACAAAACCTCCGGTTCCATTTATGATGTCGTTGGGAGGTAAGTGATGCCTAGAGTACCTGTAAAACCGCTGATCAAACTTTCCAAGAAACAGCTTGCCGCCGTGTTTGAAAGGGAACTGGACAGGAGCGGAGGTAAGCTTACGCAAGAAGGGATAAGCAACATTCGAAAGTTCGAGCCTCTTGTCACAAGAGAGACAGGAGCGTTGACAACCAAGAGTGCAGAGAAAGGGATGAGTACCGTTGAGCGTCTTCCTATTGAGGATGCAAGGAAGAAGTTTTACAAGAACCCAGAAATGTATACTCCTCACAAGGGCGGTCCACCAGCATTGGAGATTCGTCCGTCTGTCCCTGGAGAGGAAGCGGAGGTTGGGAGACATCTTTCTTACGAGAGAGTGAGGAATCTTCCCGTTGATACAGCCAAAGCAAGAAGAGAACATTTGATGTCCACACCTGTCAGTGAAATTGTAAGCAATGATGCTCATGCCGAAAGGATATGGGGAATGATAGGTGGTGGGCGTTCAGTTGGTGGTAAGTTGTGGGAAAGATTCAGACAGAGTTCAAGGCTTTCAAGTAAGATAAATAATTCCAAGGATTATTTCAAAAGCTCTTTCATCCGGTGGAAGGAACAACCGAAATCGTTCAGAAAAAATTTCCCAAGAGAAGCAGCTATTCTTGATGAAGTATGGTCGAAGTACAGCGCACCCAATGTTGAAGGAGCCGTTGAATAATGGAAGAGGGAAGAAGGCTTTCTTATTCAAGAGGAACGCAGCCGCAAAGATACCGTCCCATGTCAAGTATGGAAGCGCAGCCTATTGACAGTAGCAGGACGTTGCGTAGCCGATCTTTTGACATCCCTCAAAGGGAAGAGGAAGAGGAGTCTGGATTCTTCAGCAAGGAAACGGCTATTGACATGGCTCTTTTCGTTGGTGCCGGGGCTGTGGCTGGCGTAGCCGGGGCATTCATGGGACCAGCCGCTCCCGTTGGTGTGCCTCTACTTGCCGCTGGATTGTACGGTGGAGCCAAGGCAGCCGAAGCGCACATGGAGGGAAGAGAGCGAAGATCCATGACGGAAGAGTTGAGTGGGAAAGAGTTTTCTCCCATTGTCAGCAATGCAGTTGCCTTGGGTGAAGATGCGTTGATGTTTTGGGGAGGTGGGAAGTACCCGGCGAAGATTATTGGTGGTGCTTCGAAGAAAGTTTTGCATGGGGTTGAGCTTGCAACAAGTAGGCCGATGTCGTGGATTGGCGATCAAGCCAAGATGAGGGCTAAAGCTACTCTTGAAGATTCAAAGGTTTGGGAAAAGCTCAATCAGGTTATTGTTAATCCTCTTGACATCAAACCCTTTGGAGCCAACCGTTCAGCTAGGGAACTTTTCCAACCTGGAATTGAACGGCTTGCGAAAAGCAATGTGCCTGTGTTGTCACAATCCGCTGCATCCATTCGAGCCGCTGAAGTCCAGAAGCGGCATGTGTCAAGGATACTTGGGGATGTCAGTAAGGATATAACTCCCCTTGGTATGCAGGAGAGGACGGAAGTTGTTCTTGGGCTGTCTAAGAAAAGTATTCCTAAATCTCCAAAAGCAATTGAAGTTGTTGACCGCTTTCATAGCAGGATAAGTGATCTTCATTTGAAAACTCCTTATGATCTTGCTTTGCGTGAGAACGTAGCAAAACAGATGAGTGCTTCTTTTGAAGCTACTGAGAAAGTATTCGAAGAGTACACCCCTGAAGCACTTGAAAAGGTTTTCAGCGGTTGGGGTGACAGGCTAAAAGCTGGTGAGACAACGAAGCAAATTCAAAAGGGGATACAGGAGATAATTGAAGACCCCAATATTGAGGGAAGGTTGAAGAAGTACGCTGTTGATATGTATAGCGCACCAGCTAGAGTTCCAAAGGCTGTTGTCAAGTCTTCTCGAAAAGCGCAGATTGAGTACATGACGCAGAAGTTTTTGAATAACAGAGGGTTGCTCTCGCCTGTAGAAAAAGCTGGGTATGAAGAATTCAAATGGGGAATGTTCAGGCAAAGTTCGAAAAAATACTTCGCTCCAAGGGATCTTGTCTTACAGATGAAAGATATGGACAAGATAGAGGAGCTTGCCACGGTTACTGGATCACGTTTGATGTCCATGTGGAAATCTGGAAAGACGATTGCCCGTCCAGCTTACCATATAAGGAATTTGATTAGTAATGCTATCCTTGCCGATTGGGGAGGGTTGCCTATCTACAGGATGGACATTTATAGTCGAGCTTTCAAAGGAATGCGTAACGGATCGAGTGAGTGGAAAGAGTTTGCCAAGTTTACAGCGGCTCAAGGAACATTTACGCAGAACGATTTGAACTTGCTTGGCGAAGGGCTTGAGTACGGGTCTACGATTTTTGACAAAGCCTTTCATGTATTTGAAAAGGCTGTTGGCCCACTGGCGACACTTCAGAATGCCGAAGAGAACCTGTTCAAATTCGCTAAGTATATTCATAGCACTACTGAACTTGGAATGAGCAAAGCGGAAGCTGTTCTTGATGCACAGAAGTATCTGTTGAATTATGGTGAGGCTTCGTTGGGTGCGGCTAAGTTAAGAAAATTCTGGATGCCTTTTGCTACATGGTTTACTAAGATCATTCCGCTCACTGTTGATACAGCTACTAATCATCCGTTGCGTTTTGGTAAATGGATCATGTTTGGTGCGGCACTTCAGAATTACGCTATAGATCAAACAGGTATTGGTGAACATGAGTGGGAAAAGATCAAAGGGAACATTCCTGAGTATATGAATAATGGCATGTACCTGTTAATGCCTTGGAGAGATGACAAGAACAGATTGAACCTGATGAACACTACGTTTATCATGCCTGGACTTGGCGACATGGCAGAGCTTTACAAGTTGTTGGACATGACAAGTGGTGGAGGGCTGCAAGTTCCAAACCCAGTTGTTTCAATGGTTGCGTCCCTTGCCAGTAAAGAGAAGTCCAGCGGTGCGCCACTCTATTTTGATTGGGAACCACGCAGCACACAGTGGGCCAAGATAGCATCGTATGCTTGGGATCAGTTCATGCCGGGGATGGCCCCCTTTGGAACGGATTGGGATGCTTTGTCAAGGTCAATCAATGAAGATAAAAATGCTCCTACCATATCGAAATCCTTGATGAGTTCGTTGGGGATGAAGCTGACTCCTATTGAACCTCGTGAATTGGCAAAGAAGAAAAGGATTATTGACAACATCCACAAGAGGGAATGGATGAGCCAGTTCAAGCGGGAAATGCGTAGAGCAAAGAATGCAGAAGACAAGCACAAGATCATTGAAGAATTCAGACAGACTCGTCCTGGGCGTTAAGCTCTTTCATTTTCAAGCAGAGTGATGTCCTTCCGCACTCCCCTTCAGTCAGCTTGGCTATTTGTTTTACGCTCAATCGTTCTTGCTTGTTCAGATGATAAAGGACTTCCTTCAGTGTCCACTCCATCCTCTCCCCTACCTCCTGTGGCTGGGGTTTGCAATGCTTCATCAGTTTTAATCTCACATTTTCCCAATAGATCATCTTTCTTTCCTTTCCCTCTGAATGAAAGTTTGAAGACAAATCCTTTTGTTGCTTCATCCGATCCATCTCCCTTCGGTGCCACTTCGATTTCGCCTGACTTTTTCATGATGGAAAGGGCTTCGTAGTATTGACGTTCGCCTTGTGACAGGCTTCGGTAAACCTTACTCAGCAAGTCGCCTTCCGATAACTCTCCAAAAGTGTGAAGGAGTTCCTTTATTTCTTGGATTAGGTGCATCCTTGGGTGTGTTGTGAGTGATCGTATCCTAGAACGAGTTTCTGGCAATATTGCCTTGAGTATGTTTCTAGCTTGCTCTATGCTTTGCTTGCTCAAGCGCATGTTGTGCTTGTTCAATTCCAAGAGCATTGCTATCTTCAAGGCTTGCTCCACTTCGGCTTCCATGTAGGCATCGTACTGTTCATCGTTCGTTGGGGTGTACATTTCGTAGTATCTTCGGTAGTAATTTCGACCTTCATCAGTCCATCCCATTTGTCCCTCAAGGTTGTGGAAAGCTCTAAATCGCTCAACGATACTGTCCCAAGCAGCATCACTTGGACGGGAAGGTTCCGCTACTCTACGGTTGAATGTCGATGGCATCTCGACAATGATGAAACGCCTCATGAAACCGCCTGTGAATGCGTCCTGTGGGATCATGCTTTGCAGCCATTTAGGAGTTGAGCCAGCTATGATGGAGATGCAGTTGTTGCGGAGGACTTCTTTCCCTCGTCCGATCGTTTCGCTTCGCCACTCCTTGCGGAAATCGTAGAGGTCCGTTATCAAGCTGACCATCCCGGTGTTGTATTGCTGTTTGCCGAAGAGGACGCTCATCTCGGGGGCTTTGATCAAGCCTGTTGCGTCCCTTGGGCCGATGCGGATCATTTCCCTTGGGGTCATCGGGCTCGCAAGGGCATGGACAACGGCTTCGGGAGTGAGCTTGTCGGCAAGGATGCGAACGTCCTCGAAGGCTTCTGTCAGGCAGTTTACAGCCATGTTGATTGTTGAGGATTTGTGGCCCCGGTATGGAGGGGCAAGGAGCGTGACCCAAGGGTTGGGCATCAAGCGGTCTAGCAAGCCTTCGTCACCTCTTTGTATCCAGACCTTGTTATTGATAGCTGCACCCATTACGCAAGCCGCCGTGAAGAAGCGGAAGCGGGGGCAAGCTTCAAGTTCGTTGGTGAAGTCTAAATAAGCCCCTAACCAACCTTCGGTGGGAAGGTATTCTGTTATTGCATCGTATGTGTTTCCTTTCATGATCGTATCTCGATAGCTATCTTTGTGAAGTCCCGCCAATTCGTACCAACGCCAAGGGAAACAGGGAAGGAGTGGTCGTTCATCTCGGGAACGGGGCTTTCCATGATGAGCATCATGTCCCTTGCAACGTCCATTGAGTCGCATATATCAGCCTGGATAGTTATTGAATCATGGACAGTGAAGCAGAGGTCAAAGCCCTTGGCATAGAGGGTGTTCAAAGCTTTCATGCAGATGTCGCTCCCTGATGATTGGATCGGAGTGTTCAGGGCTTGGGTAGCAGTTTGAATGTGGCGGGAGCGTCCGAAGGGTGTATAGCTTTTGCTTGTTGATTCAAAGATTGAAGTTTGCTTATCACGATAGCGGATGAGGCCAGGGTACTTTTTGATACAGGCAACTTGCCATTGTTCTGCTTCTTTAATCGTAACGCCGAATTGCCTCGCAATAGCTGTAGGTCCACGACCATAAGCTGTTCCGAATACGACGTTCTTTGTCCAGACTTTTTCCTTGTCCGTAGCATCTTCCCATTCCTTTCCGAAGATTATTTTACACATCTGGTGGTGGACATTGAGGCCATTGGCTATTTCTGAGAGCATCGTTGCTTCTTCAGCTATGACAGCTAGGACTCGCACTTCCAGTTGAGAGTAGTCAGCGTCTATGAATACTTTTCCTTCATCGGGGATGTAGATGTGGCGCATCGCTTTAGGTACGTTTTGCAAGTTTGGATTAGTGCTTGACAATCGGCCTGTCCCTGCACCACCGCACTTGTAGTGGGTGTGAATGCGTCCGTATTCAAGGCGGTCCATCACGCCTTTAACGTAGGTTGAGCAAAGCTTTGTTATGGAGCGGTACTCAAGAAGCTTTACCATCAGGTCGCTCTTTGGATGGTTGTGCTTGATATGGTATTGAAGGAGTTGAACGCCTGTGGATTCGATGTCGAAGTATTCTTTGAGTTGCTTCGGGGAGCTTGGGTTGATGTCAATTGGATCGAAGTAGGTTTCTTTTATGTCGTTGGCTTTGGGTAGGAGGTCTTCTTCTATCTTGAATAGTGTATCGACATCGACAACGCACCCACGCTTTTCCATTGCGTTAACGGTGTAGGCAAGGGGGATTTCTATCTGTTGAAGGACATCGAGGTTTCCTTGATCCATCACTTCCATCTGCTTTTCGTAGACTTGGAAGGTGACGAGAGCGTCGAGACAACCGTAGCGCAATCGGCGGTCCCTTTCCCACGTTGCAATGGTTTTCATCTCAGCTTTGGTCGGCTTGTAGCTCTTGATGTTTGTGTACTTGCTTCTGAGGAATTCGAGGGAGCCGGGAAGCTCACTGGATAAAAGGTGTTCAGCAAGGCGGGTGTCAAAGATAAGTCCTTTTGTCTGGATGCCGTGAGCGTCCACCATTGCCAAGTCGAACTGAGCATTCTGCATTATCTTCTTGGCGTTGGGGTCTTCGAGCCAGCGTTCTAAGACAGGCCACTTCGGGTCTGTTTCATGGAGGTCAAAGGCGATGGCCTTGTCATGCTCGAAAGAGAGGGATGCGCCAATCACCTTGTCTTTGCGAGGGTTGAGTCCGGTGGTTTCGGTGTCGAACGCTGTTGGGTAGCGAGATGCTTTCTCCAAGTAGTCGGCTAGGACGTATTCGTCAACTTCAGTAATGAATGTTGGGTCTTCGTCAACTTCGATAGCTACACCAAGGGAATATTGGATTGACTTTTCTATGTCTTGGATTGCGATATCTATCCATTGGCGTTGTCGCATTACGAAGCTCGGGTGGAGCATGAACATGACGGGGCAGTTGTAGCCGTACCAATCGAGGAGAGGTGCCGTCGATCCTCTCAAGTTGCCGATGGTGCGGAGTCCGGTCAACGCTCGGGCCGGCACTTCGCCAAGGGCGACGATCAGGTTGGGTTGGCATTGGTGGATGTCAGAGTTGAGGAAGTAAGAACAGCATTCGATTTCCTTTACGCTTGGTTTGAGGTCATCGGGAGGAGCGCACTTGCAAGTGTTCGACAGGTTTATTCGGAGCTTGTTCATAGAGGCTTTGTTCATGAGGGACCAGAGCATTTTGCCAGCGGGTCCGGTGAAGGGCTGGCCTGTTATGGTTTCGACTTGGCCTGGGGCTTGACCTACGAAGAGGATGCTGTACTGTGGGTTCTCGGGGAAGTAGGGCTTGACGTATTTGTATTGCTTGAGGGTGCAGGATTCGCAGATTTGTTCGTTAGGTTTCATTTTTCTTTCCCTTTATACAAGAAGAAGACAGGTTGTAATTCCAAGTAGCCTTGAACGCATTTGAAGCATGTTTCATAACTCTCTTTCCATATATTTTTTGCTGTTGTTAAATCTTTTACTTTGTCTTCCAAGTCGTGTAGTTCTCTCCGCGCTTTGTCTGCAAGGTCGCGATCCATGAATTCATAATTATCAAGAAATGTATCAAGAAATGTAGCGATTGCTTTTGTCATCGCTTTTTCCCCCAAATAAAAATTTTCATTTTTCAAACTTTTCTGAACAATTTTTGAACAATCACTTGTTAAGTTCGTTGTTGAGAATTTCTAACCGAAGCTTGAGCAATCGGCATTCGGCCTTATCGCAGTCGTTCGTAAACTTGGAGCAATCCGTTGTGGTGTAACGGTCTTGGAGTTGCCAAAGGCGTTGCTGGGTTTGGTAGCGTTCGTCGGCCTTGATTTTTTGTTCAAGGCGCATATCAACAAGTTTCAGGTCGGAGTCTTTGGCGAAGTAGGTTACGCCGCCGCCAACGGCTGCTACCAGGGTAGTGAGAGCGATACCGCTTTGTATCCAGTTCATTTGAATTCCTCCTCTAAAAATTTTACTATTCACCCATAAAGCCAAAAGTAATCAGCCAACGCATACGCCTCTTTTTCGATAGATTTTTCTTTCATTCGTTCGTAGCTAAATCCGCTCGAAACCCATTCCCAAAGGTATTGAGACATGAATGTTGACCATCCCCAATCTTTTTGCTGGGCAACGTGTACAAGTTCGTGAAAAATAATTTTTGCTTGCCACTGGCAGTTGTCGCTTTCACAGAGGGCTTTACTCAAGACGATGTAATCTTTGTGGAAGGTGATCCCTCCCATTTTGAAGAGAGTCATGAATGGTCCGGCGATTCGGAAGGTGGCTTGGTTGAAGAGGTCTATTGGTTTATGGTGTCTGATTAGAACCGACGAAGCAGTAATTTTTTGGATTACCGTCATTGGCGGCGTAAACACTTTCATTTTCTTGGCTCCTCATCTTTTTCATTTTCATTGAGAATCCATATTCTACACAGGTAATGCGCTGCTTTGAGCAAGTCTAATTGATTGTGAGTGTACGGTTGGCGAATGACGTATTTTATTACGTCTTTGGCCCACGCTATCGTTGCGTTTATTTTGTGTTGGCTTTCGAAGAAGTCGATAACGTCTATCCCTCCTTGGGCGTAGTGGCCCTGTTCGGTGTCTTGGATGTGTTGTAAGACTGCGTTTGAAAATTCTTGCCATGCTTCACTTTTTGTCATTGCTTTTCTCCTTCTTTATTGAGTGATAGCACCCACATCCAGGTCGGTCACAAAGTCATCTGAGATAGAAATGTCTTCTCCAGACCACTGAGGCCACTCGGAAACAGGGGTAACTTTCATCTGGATGGAGCACGCATCGTTGTGCCTGGTCTTGATCTCCCGCTCCTTGGCTGCGGCCTCCTCCAGGGTTAGGGAATTATAGGTGATCGTGACTGTGAACCGGAATTTCTCCAGGTTGAATTTATTGCTACGCTCCTCTCCGTAGGCTTTTCCAATCATCCCCAGGATGGCGACACAGCACGCCATAACTAGGGTGAACAGCACTACCCACATAGCCAACCATCCCCAGGTTCGTTCATGTGCTTTCATAGCTTCTCCTTCGTCGTAGGTGATGTTGTCATCCTTCATTTCATTAACCTCTGTGGGGTCTCTCTTCCGGCACCAGTGCTGCTAACGCCTCCTCTCGTGTTAAATATACCCAGTTATTTTGCATCCCCCTGCTTTTTGGCGGATAGATGTATGGGTCAATACAGACATATGCTGAATATCGTTTGGGTACTCGAACATAATAGTACCACCGGCCCTCCTCCATCTCGTTGTATGACAAATATGAAACTTCTCCCTGAATCACCTTAGGATGGCTTAGCCCTGCATAGATCAGACACCACACCCTAGTGCCTGGAAACAAATAGTCTCGTGGCATTATATGGTTTGATTCAATGGCCATCGTCCTTGCCCTCCAACGTCTGTTTAGCCAGCCCGTAAAGCCTAGGCTTGATAGAATTACCTATACTTGTTTGTCATAGCACTATTGCGACTATCGACCCCCAGAAAACGGCCAAGAAGCCAAGGAGTACCCACCAGGCTAATGCTCGCTCTTTCTGCTCGGTCATAGGTTCTCCTTACCTGCTAAGGCATCACGGGCTGTAGCTATTCTCCGCTCCCAGACCTCTTCTGACAGACCACATCTATCGTCTGAATTGGCATCTAAACCATCAAGCAAATCTATAATTATGTCTTCTAACTCTCCTATACGTTCAACTTGTTTGTTTTCGTCGAGCAGCCTGTCCCGCTCTGCCTCGGCCTTCTTCCTCTTTTTCTCCTCATCTTCGTATAAATTGAAAAGCATGTGGCAGTCGGCGCATTGCTTATTATAGTCGCTCATCGCTCACCCTCCTTTTCTTGGCTTCTCGCCTTGCAAAGAGCAGCCAGTTTCTCGTGACGTTCCGCTGACGCCCGATCCCTCTTTGCCTCTCGTAGATGATAGCCAGCGTTCCATGAAAATTTCTTGTGGACGTTCTTCTTTATCAGGTCTGCCCTTGTCTCTTGCTCCTTCTCCAGAGCCGCCTTCAATTCTGCACCCTTTACGGCGGCCTCTTCTTTGGTAGGGAAAAGGGTGTCGTCCCTGTAGACAAAACATCTATCTCGGTACTCTGCTTTTACCGTGGTCTCAGTTACTTTTAGTTCCACGGCTGTGATGTTGACGAGTTTCGGCTCGATGACATATTCGTATTCAGAAACCTGTCCGGTTGGTGGATTGAAACCAACGTGACAGTAGTCGCAGGGGAGGGCAACGTGGTCCCCGTTACCCAAGATAAGCGTAACCTGTCTCTCCCCAAAACAGACAGGGCAAGGCTTTTTTATGGGCAGGAAATCACATCTGGCATGCCACACCGTATCCCCAACTTGGTATTTCGATAGATTCTGCATCATGATCCCTCCTCACTTTGTCTCTGGGTCTGGTGTTTGTGAGTCACATTGCTTCTGTTCCGCACTTCGGGCATCTGTAGGCATGAAAAATACAGCCGAAGTCCTTGCGGGGTTGGAGCGGCACGTCTTCATGGTCACACTCTGGGCACTCTGCCCGTATCAGGTTAATTGCACCGCCCGAATAGCATCTGCCCCAGAACTCGCTGTCCTTGTGGAACTCGAAAAACTTGCACGTCTCACAGATTTTTCGCATCATGTCTCCGTATCACTACGCTTTTCTCCATTCGTCGAAAGTCTCATAGACGGCCCTATCAAAGTCCCGCATCCCTTCGCCAAGGGCTTCCTCTGCCATCCCCTTCATGCATTCCATAAGTGTGTCGTGGAGCTTCTTCGGATGAAGGACGGGAATAGAGGCGTCCCCATTCGTGAACGGAAGATCGGGGAGGTCTTCGGCTCCCCACAAGCTCAATTCCTCCGGGTTCATTGCGTAGATAATCACCCCTGCCGGAGTGTCGCAGGACCGGCATCCTGCGTAGACCTGCAAAACATAAGTGATGTCCTCGGGTCCGTTAAATTTATAGTCCCCCCGGAAATCTCCACACCCGCAAGCACCCATATCAGTCTCCTTTCGAATGTGACTCTTGCTCACTTCCCCACGTTTTGCCCTTTGATAACGCTAACGAGGCAATGTCGCCGATCGAACGCAATGCGTGCATTGGATCTGTTTTGGGCAGTCTGTTTTGTGTAATTGATGTTGCGAGAAATTCGATTTTATTGAGTGCTTCCCGCAGCCGGTCCCGCTCTGCCTCGGCCTTCTCTTTGGCGAACCGCTCTGTGTCGTTATTGTCGAACGACTCCACTAGCCACTCTTCAAGTTGGGTAATGCGCTGTTCCAAACGGGCGTTGTCGGCCTCGGCCTTCTCTGCTCGCTTCGCTGCACCCCGCCATATATCGTAATAGTACGACTCAGCCTCTCGGTTCATGTTCAGGCCCTCCCTTCATTTGATAAAATTACCTATACTTGTATAGCACTATGCCAAGTCGCTTTCGCAGTCCTCGATCTTTAGGACACAACAGACTTCTCCCCTGTCGTCGTAGAACTGAAGGTTCATCTTCGAGCGATGGGGCCATGTATTCTTGCGCTGAATACTTTTGAATAGGACGGTAACGCCCCCCGGCGAGTGCAGGTATGAGTGATTTACGTACCACTCAATCTGATATTTTAGCCCATGCACCATGAAGGTTCGCCATCGCTCGAAAGACTCTATAGGGTTAGCCGACTTCATCACCTCTATTGTGGGGTAGTTCAAAACCATGTCTACTTGTTCTATAGTAAATTCAGGCATTATTTCCCCCTCTCTCCGTTGAGGTACTCAAACAACCTGCGTGTCTGCCATTTTCTTTCTGAGTCCCAGCCCACGGCGACTGCGTCCCAGGCTGCATCGGCTGTGGCCCTGGCTGCGGCGACTGCGGCCTGCCATGCATTGTCTGCGGCCCAGGCTGCATTGTCTGCGACTTGCCATGCGGCGGTTCCGGCGGTTGCGGCCCAGGCTGCATCGTCTGCGGCCTTGGTTGCGGCCTGCCATTCGGTGGCTGCGTCCCAGGCTGCGTCCCTGGCCGCAGCCAACTCTTGCTTGGTGGCCGCCCCATTAGCAAACCGCCGCGCGACACTAATAGCCTCGACGCTCCGCTGATCTGGACTGTCGGTTAGTGCCAGTGCTCGCTCGGCACAGTCGCACGCAAACAGCCGCGCAGTCCGCTCGGTCCATGTGTCGAGTCTACGTAGCAACCTAGCCTGTTCAACAACCGTTTTGTCGATTACCTGTATTTTTACCCCTCGAATCTCCACCTCGTAGATTTCTGGGCCAAGCCATTCAACGAGATCCTCCCGCCTGCACACATTGTAACCCCGCACATATGGTTTTGGCTTCGGTATGGGGGGCATCCACTTACCGGGTCGCTTCCCCTTCGGTAGGTGCCAAACCCCAGTACCGCCGCGATAGGCGGCCCCACCCTCGGACAGAACCTTATAGAATTTCATGGTTACCCCCTATACTATCGTTGTGAGACCGTCCAACACCTTCCGCAGCCGATTGCGTTCGTTGTACAACGTCTGCATGAGTGTTCCTCACTTTGTCTCTGGATCTGGTGTTTGTGAGTCATGTAGCTTTTCTGGTAGAGCGGGTGAGCCATAGGGCCACCCCACGTCTAGGCTCACGTTCAGTACCCGCCTTGCCATAACTGCCCACTCGGGCGAAATCCACCAAGCATTTAATACTCGCCCCCTTCGAACCGATTCCGCAAAGTTTCGGTCTGAGCATTCTTGGCACCACCATTCTAGGTCCGGTGGCTCCATGTCGTAGGAATGGCCCCAAGGAATCCCGCTATCAGATCCGTATGGGGTAAACTTCCCGCACTCACAGCACCGTATGTCGTAACGCCAGTTGTACATAATGTCTCCGTTCTGCTGGGACTCCCCTTTCGCTGGAGAGTCCCTTTCTCATCGTTAAACAACTTTCGTCTTCGTCAAGTGCTGCATCTCAAGCAACGCTCTAGCTTCGGCGGGTTCAATCTCGGGATTCATCGCCATCAGGACGTTCGAAGCCATGACCATTTTGTCAGCCCCGGTAGGCTTCTGGCCTGAACTGTCGAACAGTCCCTTTGCCCACTCTTCAGCAATGTCGTAAGCTTTTTCGAGAGCCCACATAAGCAGAGGTTTCAAGAGGGATAAGACTTGTTTCCAATCAAATTTGAGTCCCATGTCAGTTCCTTTCTTTGGTTAAGCAAATCGTTCAACATCCATCTCGCAAGTGATGCGAACCCTTTCAGCCTTGCCTTCGCCAAACGCTCTTTCCGCATCCTTCTTGTAGCGGTATTGGCAAAGCTTCATGTCATCTCGCATCCATTGCGGGAAGAGTCCGGCTTCGTATAAAATGTCGTTCTCCCTTTGCCCACGCTTCACCCATCTTGTCACGCTGATCTTTGGCATGTTCGTTCTCCTTTCGCTTGAAATGTTGAATGATCGCCAAACTTGGTATTGTTTTTGGTTTACTCCTTCTCAACTTTCTCCTTCTCAACCTGTTTAGCATCGCTTTTCCCCACTTTCTTCGGTAACATCCCTTTGATTTGTTTCTCTCTGTAAATTGCACCTTGTAAAACTATGATGTCAATTTGCATCTGTTGAACTTGCTTTGTTAATTGAGGGAGTACCTTCTGGTATTCGTCGAGTTGCTGTTCAAGTTGATCCAGGGTTGGGATAGGTGGAGTTACGGGAGGTGGAGCCTGTACAGGCGGTGGATTTGCCAAGACAGCCGGAACCTCCTCTGTTTCCCCGTTCATGGGAAGTGGAGGGGATGTGGTTGAGTGGTGCATTATGTACCAAGTGGCACCCCCAACAGTCAGGACGATTAGAAGGACTAGAAGTAGGAATGGGATAGGCTTCATTTTTCGCTCCTCGCTGCCAAAAAGGGGTCATTTTAAGGGGAAAGAGCCGGGAGGCTACCCCGGTGCCAGAATACCCATTGGGCCGGTTCAACGGGCATCCTAGAGCAACCCCCCGGCAAGTTAGTTTATTCCTTCCTCCAGATGCAGAAGCCTTCCTCCTCGACCTTACAGACTACCTTCACGTCTCGACGCTTTGCTGCTCCCATGATGGCGGCTCGCAGGGTGTCGTGGTTGACGTTCGTTGCGCCAGGAGGGATGCAGAGGCAGTCTCCGATTGCCATTGTAGCAAGGAAGCCGTACTTCGAATCGCTCCCTTCGGCGGGGATCGGCTTGTCAACGGAAGTCAAAGTGTCAATCTTGACAATCTGCTTGGGTCCGGTCGCCTTCTTCTTGGGGGTTTTCGCCTTCTTTGGAGTGGTTTTTTCGTCGCTCATTTGTATGTCCTTTCATCTTTCTTTAGATTTGGTTGTGTTTTGATGTTAAAATGGGGGTGCGTTCGCCTACTTCAGTTCGCTCATCAGTTGATTTGCCGTCATTCGGGACCGCAAGGTTGAGGACTAAGTTGAATCCCATGTTCAAGAGGGCATCGCTGAGGAGTTGTTCGAACTCTTCCTGAGAGAAATCTCCTTGCGGGATGCGCTCCCCGGTGCAACTTTTGTAGAGGTCGTTCAACTTCCAAAGGGCTTGAGGCTGAAGTGAAAAAGTTTCGAGGACCGTTTCCCCCGTGGTCGGCCCTTCACCGCTCGCCGTCCCGTCCAATTCTTCGGTCAGGACGTACTTTACGGTGAGCTTTGGGTTTCCGGTTGATGACTTGCCAAAGATCAAACTTTGAATCTCGGCAACGGCAACGCCTTCCATCTTACGCAATGACGATCCGATGTCTTCCGGTACTGTGTAGCGCATTTTACTCTCCTTTGTTCGTTTGTTGGTTTGTTGGTTTGTTTAGTTTCAATCGCCTTTGCCATTTACTGTTTCTTCATCGGCACCTCCTTTCTCCGGTTTATAGTGTGTAAAGAAAGCTTTCCTTGCACCAGGACTGTCATGTTCGCAAAGCACTTTGTAGGGGCATTCGTTGCCGTAACTGTAGCATCGGGCCGATTTGTAGAAGTCACCCCTTTGGATGGAGCGGTACGTTCCTTCGACTGCCTCAAGCATCCGGTCAATGGCCTTGCGGTTGCATCGAGTCATGGCTCGTTCGAATTTTGGAATCTTTGTCTTGATGAGCATGTTGTACATTGTACCTTGGAGCGTTTCATTGAAGAGGGTTTCCGTTAGGTAATCATAGATCGACCCTTGCAGCCCCGTTGTCAGACCACTCAAATAGTTTTTGTCTATCCTTGCAGCCGTCTTGTACTCTACTCGCCAAAGCAAATCACTCTCATCTCTGGCCCAAGCGTCAGTTCGTCCGGTTAATATGTATTGGCCCATATCATGTTCGAGCGTTGTTTCACCTGGGATCAAGTGGTAGACTGGGTCATTGCCGTAAGCGTTGATCCATCCACTGACAAGGGTTGAGGCTTCGCTGGCGCAACGCAAGCAATAATCCTCGTCGTCATTTTGGTACACCTCTTGGACGAGATTCTTTACCTTGTTGTAATCTTGGATGTCTTCAAGGGACCATTCCTTTGCTGCCCAGAAATGTAAGAGTTGATGAACGATGTCACCTAATTTGAGAGCGTGACTTTTGGTGAGTGGAGCTAAGTTCTCGTGATAAATCCAAACGTACTTTTGTCTACAATGCATCCATGTTTGGATTTTTGTATGGCTCAGTTTAAGCTTATCGCCGCTCATGACATTTCCTCCTTGAAAATAAGTGAAAAGTCAGCGGGAACCGTTGTCTCAAGGTCACGGCTCGTCCTGGCAATGCACTTGCCAACGGGCTTTGTCGTTACGATGTATTCAACGCCTTTTCCCGATGTCTTTACGCTTGTGTGATAGACTTCTTCGAAATATTTCCCTACCTTGTTACGCATCGAGCCTTGGATAGCGGGGAGGATGTCGAGCAACCTTCCGCTGTCTTCATCGTAGATGGCTTGTTCGTGAGCGATGATATTGACATGCCGGAAGGTGGGTTGGAGGGCCATCATTGAATAGAAAAAGTCTTCAAGATTGCTCAAAACGATGGCCCATTCATCGAACTCGAACTTTACCTTCTTGCTCATTGACATGATCAGGCGAAAGAGGTGTTCGAGCAGGGAGGTAAGGGAGTCTACGACCAAGACTTGGTATTCTTGGGGCTCACCCGCCTTGATCGACGCTTCAATTTCGGAGATGCGGTCACAGAATTCGAGGTAGCCTAGAGGACGCTTTGCAATGGCAAGCTGGGGGGTGAGAATACGCTGCTTGAGAGTCGATTCGGTCAATTTCGCCTCAATCGGGATGACCTTGATATCGCCTGACTCTATCAATCCTTGCAAGTTTACCATTGATTTTATCTTCTGGTCAACATCTAAAAATAAAACTTTGTGCCCCAGCTTAGTGAAGGTTGCTGCGAGCGTTGTTTTACTTGTTCCTGGTTTGCCGTAGGTTAATATAAATGACATATCACACCTCCATATTTGCAACTGCATTTTGAAATTTATGGGCAAGCTCAACGCCATCTCCATTCCCGAAATGCAGGGCAACGTGGTAAACGCTTCCGTTGTTTTGCTCACGCAATTCGATACATAGGCAACGTCCAGCCTCTTTCTGTAGGAATACTTTAATTTCTGCCCACTCCTTAGCCGGGAATACGTTTTGGCTTGTGTAGAACATAGCTATCTCCCTCCTTTAACATTGTACCGTGATGGCGGCGTATACATAATTCCAATTGCCGAAATGTCTTGCTGGTCTGACTTCGCATTGAAATCAAACCTTCTCCAGCTTAGTAAAGAGAACATCTTGTGAAAAAATCCCTTTCTGTCCCTTTTCAACATCCATTCCCCATCACTCAATTCGCCAAGGTAATAGTTGCCCTCCATGTGTGTTATTTGTTTGATGTTTTCGTATCCATTGCCATTCAACATCACTGTGAATACGCCTTCATTTACAATTTCGAGTCCCTCCTTTCTGTCTCGCCATTGTAAAAAGTGGTTAAGGACAAGCAACTCCTCCTCTGTATATTGATAACAAAATTCAATCTTTCTCCTGGGCATCACCCACCTCGCAGCTTTCTGGCAATATGCTTCTCCCATTCTATGTCGATTGGATCGGGCTCCCCATCGCTTTCCATAGCTTCCGTTACGCTCAGACCTTGCTTCTTGAGAGCGGCTACGAATTCTGCGTGTTCTCTTTGGTCCTTTTTGTTTGCATATTTCAGTTCATGCAAGACGCTCTTTGCCATTTCCAGGTCGACTTCATATAGGCCAACGTCAATCTTCCTTATGATGCCTTGCTCAAGCAAAGGTGTTATCACATAGACATAAGGCTGGGCCGGATAAATCCTCCGGTCTGGTCGAATCATCTTGTACCAATCTAAAACGTGCTTGGCCCGGAATTGCCTGATCCCGCCGTCGATGACGGTTGTTAAGAATTGATAACGGATTGTTAGCTTCATTTTCGTTTTCCTTTCCTTTGAGTTTCTGGCATTATCATATCCCCCACCACACATCCATCTCATCCTTTTGCGTTTCTGGCAAATTTCTTGCCCAGCGCATTTCTGGCAATATTAGATGCAAAAAGGTTTGGACAAAATAATGGGATGGCCCTACCATTTGGCAAGGCTCATCCCATTGTTATATTATTTGGTCAATTTCTTGAGTCTGTTTCTCAGGCATGCTGTAGTATCGGTAAGCTCATCAATTGTTGCTATGCTACTGTACGCGTATTCTAAGTAGCCTACTAGAAAACTTGACTCATCAATTTTGAATAGATCATCAACAACCTTTTTGAACTCTTCTCTTTGTGCCTCCAATTCATCCAGTTGGCATTCTTTGCACATGCCATTGAAAAGCGAATCCTCCCATACCTTTTCACCACAGTGGGGGCATTCGATTTCGTATGGTTCATAGTCATCTTCTCTTCGATAGTTCATTTTTCTTTTCCTCC